TAAGGTCTAGATTACGCTTCCTAGAGAGCAAAGTCAATCATGACGACTTAAAAAACAGCAGGCTGGGCCATACAAATAATAGAAGGTCACTTAATGCCAGATCATGTTCATATGCTAGTAAGTATACAACAACGAATGAGTGTGGCTAGTTTTATGGGATATTAAAAAGGTAAAAGTGCATTAATGATGTTTGATAGAAATGCCAATTTAAAATATAAATTTGGAAACAAACATTTTGGGGCAGAAGGTTTTTATGTAAGTACGATAGGACTTAATGAAGCCACAATTAAGAAATATATCTAGGAACTAGTGAAGTATGATACCGCATTGAACAATTAAGTGTGAAAGAATATAAAAATCCCTTCAGTGATAACGGTAAGTAATGCGTCTGCCTCTTTGAGAAGCTTATGACGAATAAAAGAAATAAAGGCTTGAACAAAGTGAAAGACTTCGTCTTAAGACGCTGGTTACTATTATGGACTTATAGCCCTTAATCAAACTACCCGTGAATTAAACTGCACCCCAAAAATTAGACAGAGAAAATCTAACTTTTGGGGTATTTTTATTACTTGAATATACGATATAAGATAACAAAAAACATCGATTGATGACTTTTTCAGTGGAATCCCTATCCGGTCCTCTCTAGATGTTAGCTTTTCATCACCCACTACAGTTGACTGAGAGCTGAGAGCAAAAAAAGAAGACCCCTAGGATCTTCTTTCTATTTAAGTTCTACTTAAATTATTTTACTGTGCGGGAAAATTAATCGGTTTTTAGATAAGTATATAATAGGAAGAAAACCTATTAAATAAGGATATATGCGTGTAAGCTATAGACGGTAAAACTTACATAAAGTTACTAAAACTTACACTTATTGCCCCTTATTTGCCCCCTTTTTCAAATACACAAAAAGGCTAGGATAATCCTAGTCTTTTATCGTTCCCAAATTACAACGTTAAACGAAAAAACCGCTCATTTGAATGGTTAAAAGATTTCGTTGTCTGATTTCATTTCAGCCAAGACAGAAGCTGTCAGGGTCTTCTCTGCGAGATCTCCTTCTTCGATCTCTTCGGAAGTGTAGTAGTAGTCAATGATAGGGCATTTCTCTAAGGCTTCGTCGTAATCACCACGAACAACGAATAGGTAATCATCTGTTAAACCCTCAGCGAGATCTTCTTCTAATTCCTCGATAAACTCACTGTAATCATAACTAAACGTGTAATTGCCATCATCAATCCACTTTTGAATTTTCGTAACAACATCAAGAGTTAGATTTTTAAATTCGCTCTCGTCATCTCTCACTTTTTCAATAACAGAACGACTGATACCAATCTCATTTTCTAAACAATCAGCAGGTATAGCCTTATTCATCAATACCATATAAACTCTAGTAGTGTTGATTCTCATTTTCGTTTACTTCCTCTTTTCATCTAGCACGGACATTATCGGATGTTCTCTAAATTGTTTTCAATCCATTCGAGACGATTTTGGCGACCTGCTGGTATCGGTCTAGGGTCTCTTGAGTAGTTTTTGAACCGCATTTGAAGCATATAGCCACCGCCACCGATAGAGCTGGATTCTAACGCAATCTCTAAATAAGCACTAGAAATCCAATTCCCACTAGCCGTGTACATTCTTCCAGCACCTCCGATGATGTCACTATGGCTATTTTCAAGCCATTTTAAGAGTTGCTGTTTTTTGAATTGATCATAATAGGCATAAAACGGCATATTCATTTTTAAAGAATTGTCCAAGTAGTAATCGTTTTGAGCCTTGCCAATCATAGCAAGTTCAAAATCGTCAAATAGGCAATCAAGCATGGCGTTCACCCGTGCTGCTCCCATTTTTTCGATAGAAGTATCACCGTTTTTGAATTTTTGCCAGTTAGCATCAGTAAATTTGATGTTTGGCAGTCTATAAAAATCATTCTCAAATTTGAAATATCGTCCTACGTATTCCAAAATCAACTCTTTAACGTCATTGTTAATAATCATGTCTTTGTCCCTCTGTTTTTAATCCTTGCTTGCCATAATTTTCGCAAGCTCTCTAACTTTGCGAGCTTCTTCGATGTTATATTCCACATCTTCCGGATCCAGCTTGATGATTCGGCTATCTTCGTATTTAGTGCCAAAACGTGGAATAATTTTATAAACATCTCCGTTCGCAATTCTTACGAGGTCTGTTTCTAGTTTTTCTGCGTTGTCTGAGAAAACTTCATTGCGAATGGCTTGTACTCTCTCACGTTGCTCTTTCAATCCTTGTTTATATTCTTTGTAAGTAGTCATTTTATTTTCTCCTTTTTTTATTAAGCAATTACACTTTTTGGGTACCATTTAGCAGAAACTCCGTAAGGTGTCACAATTTCAAGTTTAACCGCTTTATCAGTTTCTTCGACCAATCCTTTTACGCTGATTGCACTTACTGACATGAAGGCCAAATCTTTCTTGTTGCGTCCACGAAATTCTTTTTCAGCAAACCATTTTTTAACACCTTGGAATTTAACGTTTGAAGAACGGAAGAAATAGAAATCATCCGCCATCTTTTGACGTTTAACGGCTTTCCAAGCGAATTTCAATGCTTCAGAAAAAGTTACGTCGTTTTTTTCGTTTTTGAAGATTTTCCATGCTAGGCTCATTACTTGTGATTTCATTTCGTTTACTTCCTTCCTTTATCTTGCATGTATATTATATATCATACATGATAGTTTGTCAACACTTTTGATAAAGAATTTAAGTTTTTTTGCAAAATAAAAAAACCCCGACATAAAGCCGGGACAGTTCAAGAAATTTATCGAAATGACGCCAAGTATTTCATGACTATAGTATCACTTATCTATGAAAATCACAAATAAAAAAAGAGCTATGAGATAACCTCGTAGCTCTTTGCCTATGATGGACTTTAATTATACCAAATAAAAAAAGCCCCAGCAAATGCTGAGGCTCGACCACTACTGCCATGATATCCCTATTGCAGTGTTAGGGGAGGTGATATACTCCTTTTCGTTTTTTTAGTTTTCGTGGTCTGTTATTTACAGTTTAAGCGAATGAACCGAATGACGTTACACGCCGACCGTTCTCTGACTGACCGACTGCAACATAGCGACGATTACCAGACCAGCTAATGTAGCTAATCCAGATATAGCCGTCAACGTCACACCAACCGTCATAGTTGATAGTTTCACCGGCTCCATAGACTGCCACAATTTCAGCACCTAGACCAGCACCAGCTCGAACATTAAGAGCTGAGACTTCAACCGTGAATGTCCCGGTTTCCTCGTTAATAGTAATTATACCATCAAACGGGATCGGAGTTGGTGCAGGGGATTGTGTTTGATTATCTGTTGGGAAGTAGAACCAGCCTACAATACCGTCAAAATTGCGCGTATTGTAACGAGCAGGACCACCAACATACAAGCTATCAGCGTTGCCGTCAATATTCTGCTCAATCGTTCGCATGGTATAGCCGTCTGAATCTTCGATAACCAGACCAGTGTGCCCGTATGGGTGCCCTACGATGTAAGTAGTATCCATGACGAATACAGCCCCACGACGTGGACGACTGTCAAGGTTACCCACTTGGTTGTACTCGACCTCATAACCAACTTCTGCCGCTGAGTTGAGCAAGTCAATAGCGTTGCCCCAAAGAGCGCGGCCAAAGAAGTTAATTGAGATAGAGTTAGGCAGGTCAACGCATTGCGTTCCCCACGCTCCGTCTGCATCGGTACCGACTCCAGCGTCGGCTAGGTTTTCCGCAAATTGGATGATGTCATTATCTGTTGCCATATTAGTAGCCCTCCTTATCGTTTCGAGGTTCGTGATAGCCCAATGCTTGCTCACTATCGCCAAGCCCCTTGGTTGTTGGGTCTGGAATGATATTTAAAATATTTACGATTGTCAAACCTACCAAATAAGGGTTTGAGACAAACTTGCCAAACAAGTTGAACACCGCATCCCAGCTTGTCAAATCTTGGAAATTAATTCCAAAGTAAGTCAAGATGGGTAGTGCAATCGCAAGCGCCACACGATACAAGAACGCTTTGTTTTTTGTGTTAAAACGTACAGACCAGTTAATTTTATTCATCAGTTGATTTTCCTTTCAATTTTTCGATTTCTTTTTTTAGCTCAATCACAGTATCAACCAAGCGTTGGAAGTGACCATCGTCGTCAACATACCACAAGCCTTGTTGCTTGGTGTCGCCAAACGTACGAGCAAATAAGCGGCGTTCATTGCCTTCACCTTTATTTTTGCCGTTGTCGTAAGCGTCCCAACTATCTTCTGAAACATGCGCTAATTCAAATCCTAGCAAATTCTCAGCAGTGATTGAATCAATCCACTCATAATCACCTCTCCAAGAGGCTTCCTTGGTTTCCGGGTCAATATAGAAGGGCGGATTGTCTAAACCGTATAGATTAATACCGCTATTTTCTTTGTCTTTGAAAAAATAGAATGGCAAGTTCATGTTCGGAGTCCCGACATCGCCTGTCGCTTCTTCTAAATTCTTCCAAACGTGCGGTTCTTCTGAACCGTTATTAGTCCATGAACTTGAATCTTCAAACCATTTCAAAGACTTCAAATTGTTGATATCCCGCTTGATTTGGGTTAGGTCAACGCTACCAGTTGGAGCTGTGTTTGAGTCTTCAATCTTTTTTTCAATCGCATCAGTCCGCTTGAATAGCTCTTTAATGTCTCGACCGATGTTTTTAATTGTCTCTACAAGATTCATTACTGCTCCTCTTTCGCTTGGGTATATGCAGATAGATAATCTACATCAGCCACAGCGTCAATCTTTTTGCCAAGCTCTGTCAACTTAGCTACGATTGCTTCGCTGGTATCGCTATTTAGAGTGCCAATTTTATCTGCAATCTCTTTTAGAGTGTCAAGATTCTCTGGAACTCCTTCGCCGAGAATTTCCGCTTTTAGCTGTTTGACTGCCTCGTTTAGCTGCTGTTCAGTGATTCCACTTCCTGCCTCTTTGTCATTGATTGCCTTGCGCAAATTTTTGATGTCTGTTCCGATTGCAACCACTACAGCTTCTAATTTATTTTTAGCCATGCATTCTCCCTTCAAATTTTAGCTAAATTATATATAGCTACTAAATCTGGAAGCTCATCTACAGTATCGCTGTCTAAGTGCTTCCGTACTTCCTCAGCCAGCGCTTTTATTTTGGGTCTTCGGTATTGCTTGGAATGCTAGCAGATGGATTAAATGACGGGCGAACACGAATTTTAAATTCGTCTGTCGGAAAAATGAACCCATCTAGTTTTAATTCCAACTTGTAACGACCAGGATCTACAGCGTCTTTGAATTTGAAGTTGAAACAACCTGATTCTACAGATACATCTTCATACAGAATTACTTTTTTCGCATTGAAAATGGCAAGCTTACCTGTGCCAGATAAGTCTTTCTTCAAGCCATCATCGTCCAAAATCTCAAATTCAAATACTGATGCAGTGTCTCCTGATTTGATGACACACCCGCCGTCAACTTGCTTGATGCTCGTCATGATATCGTTCATCGTTCTCGTCGGTCCTCTTTCTTTTCTAAAGGCGTCAAATTAAATTTATCCTTGTCAATGTTCATCTTGACGTACTTATCAATAAAAGGGATTTCCACCCCTAGAGCTGATAAGCTAGCTAAAATGCTAGAGGTGTAAGCTGCAATCATAGCAAAGATGAATGTATCAACGATACTTGTCAAATTCATGAAATTTGCAAATGGGTAGAACATGGCCACAAACACGGTCATTGCTGTGTGGCTTACTACTCCTTTACGAAACTTTGTGCTCGAGAGTTCGTGAGCAGCCCAAGCTCTAGACACACCAACGGCTATGTCCGAAAAAATAATTATCACAAGAATAGCCACCCATGGATGCTCATCGATACCGTGTGCGTAGAAGTCTCTGACAACATCAAAGAGCCCAAAAATCCCATCTGGTTTATTGTTCATTGCTTACCCCTGTGTCGTTGGACTCTGCTAGGATTTCATCTTCGATTTTGTAACGAAGATTGCGCAGTTCTTGCTCATCTTTGCGCATCTGTTTGCGGTATTTAGCATAGAGCTCAGCGTTAATAAGATTCTCTTGTACACTAGATACCGCATTCTCGTCAATGCTGATGTAAGTCTGTTTAACCAGAACCGTAGTCCCTTCTTCTTCGACATTAAATTCTGCGTTGATAGTGCGTTGTTTTGTAATTTTAAGTGACATGATTATTTTCCTTTCTTTATTCTTCGACCGTTGGATATTCGTCTTCTGTGATGTAAGTGACCGTTCCTGTGTAGACAGCGTTTTCAGAGCTCTGATTTGAAAAATACATACTTCCATCAGGTTCAAGATGCCACACTGCACATCCTTTGTGCTCATTAACTGCATTTTTATTTACAATCAAATGTGTTTGCACGCAGGGTTTGAACCCATTTGGAATTTTTTCATCCAATTCTCTGTGTTCTCCCTCGACGACAGAGTGGATATCTCTGATTAAGCTGAAGGTCACTACATCCCCTTTCCGAACCACGTTAGCTTTGACACCATACCCTATCGGGATTTCTTTTTTTACAGCAGGTTGGTTGGTTTGCACAAACTCAACCCAATTTCCAACGGTATTCTGCGTTAGGGTTCGTTTGAAGAACCTACCAGAACTTGTTGTCAGTGATTGATGAATACCACCCAGACATTCTATTACTTCTAAGGACCCTACTTGTTCTGTAGGTTTAGGTTTGTTGATAGGGTAGTTCTTCATCGTGCTCATCACCGAGAAGAAACCTGTCGTTCGGTAATTGTCAAGGTTCGTGTTGTTGTATTCGATGATTGCAGCGCCACGAACTTCTGTAAGTTTGTGATGCTGGATTGGTTTTGAGCCTGAATAAATCAATCCATTGACATCAAGTGCCCCGTTTTCACGATATTTACCGATACCAACACCTTGTTGATCATAGGTCATGATAGTTTTATCAGTCGGCACTGTAGCTTGAAATTCCGAGGGCGAAAATCTATCCTCTAGTTTGCCTGTGACTATGAATGAGGTATCTGCGGGATATTCTTTGCCCAGATTTGCGTTAGAGGCTTTGAATTCAGAAATACTTGACCATTCACCACCAGCTTGCCCATTATCCGCTACAACATCGCTTGTTCCAACTTTTGCCGTTGTAAAAGTCAGCTTCATGGTATTTTTTTGAACACCATTAACGCTAAGAGGTGCTATTTTAGCGAACCTCTTGATGGTTAGTGTATCTGACTTCGAGCCACTTCTGACAACCTCAAATTTCAGCGTTGGGCTGAAATAGAATAAGAATGTTATTTTTACCTCTTTCCAATCAGACCAAATCCCACGAGAATCTTGAACTCTCCCCCTCAAGGTCATTTGGGTATCTTTGTTTACAGAAACCTCACGAAATGCCCCGCCATTTGTGGAGACAGAATTGCTAGCACCAACGATTTCAGCGTAGTACCCAGCTATTGTAGCTCCATTCTTTGCTTGCGCCCCGTTGAAAACGACTTTCACAAGTGACATTATGGACACGAAATGCGTTGGCTCTGGAATTATCCTTTGAGTCGTTGGATTCGTATCTGTCAAAGTAAATCCAGTGAACGAAGGCTTCATGTTGTTTGTGACAACGCTTGCCGTTAGTGTTGCTGACTGCGTCTGGATCAATTCGCCGTCTACATAAGTATCGACATATATAGTACCTCGGCCAGTTGTTGCATTCGGTATGTCGTTTGCGAAATCCGCTGGGATTGTCCACTTAAACGATGTCCCAACATTATCAGCAATTTTACCTTGTTTGTTGCCCCAAGCATAGCGTAATGTATGCGTGGCACCAGCTAATTTCCTATCAATAGTGATATCTACTTGGTTGCCAATGAATCCATCAGACACTCTCACCGAACTTCCCCTAGGAATAGTCGTTAGGGTGAATGAGTTACCCCCGATAGACAGTGTCCCTGGAGACCATCCACCACTACCGCTAAAGCTAGCAGATAGACCAAAGGACTTAGTCCCGTCTGCATTGTGCCCAACCGTGATAGTCTCATCAATCAGCATGATTGTAGAGTTGTAACCAGTCATGCTAGGGCTACCTGACCAGTTCAAGCGCTGTCCGTTTAAGTCTACCCATGCAGAACAGCTATACTGAGCAAAGGTAGTCGTTGTATTGAGCAATGCAAGCCTTACTCTGATCTGACTATTGTTATTTGCTATATTGTTTTGCGTTTGAGGCAGTTGGTCAATCCATAGACGGATACGGTAACCTCTATCATTATTTGACCAAAATTCAGCCATTATGCACCTCCTACATATCGAATGACATTCCTGTCTGGATTGATGAAATCCTGTTCTTCTCGATATCGTCCAATTTGGATAGTTTTTGAGAAAATACCATTCTCGATGTGAATCACACCTTGTGAAATATACATCACCTCATTACCAGCTGAGAACATCGAAATGCGTCCATTTGGACTGAACAGCATAGAGCTAGAGTTGTCTGTTTTACCAATGACAAGCCCTTCATTTGATGAAGTCATGTAGCTGTCAATGAAGTTCCAGCGCTCTGACATGTCATCCAGATTGTTCTCTAGCTTCGCTACACGAGCACTGGCATCAACAAGGTTCTTCTCAGCCTGTGCCCGATTAGCATTATTTGCATTCACGAAATCTTGGTAGGCTTTGACCCACTGATTAAGTGTGTCAAGGGATGCTTTAGCCTCAAGCTCGGCTCGTACCACAGAATTAACTTCGTTAAGCTTGTTGAGTTGTGCTTGAGTCAAAACTTGGTCAGCCTTAGAATCAATGTCATCCTGTACATCTTCAATTGCAGGGGTCCAGTCCGTTTTGACTGTTCCTTTTTCGATTTTTACTTCCCAAACAGACTTGCTAGCTGTTTTGTGATATGTGTTGACACGTAGATGATAGTTTCCTGTTGGTTTAACCCAAGTAATCAGCGTCCCTGTAGTCCCTGTCTTTAAATCAGACACGATCTGATAATTTTGGTATTTATCATCCATTAACCAGAGTGTCACATTATCGCTCTCGATATTTGGGTTGTGCAAGGCAGTAAAATCACCGTCTGATTTTGCACTAATAAGGTATTTTTGATCCTGCTCTAAATAAACAGAAGTTTCGCTTTTATACAAAACGTTATTATCGAAATTCGCTGGTTTTTTATCCGGCTTAAAAGGTCCTTTCGAGCCTTTTAAGAGGTTGCGACCACCGACAGACACGCTACCAGCAGTGTCATTCCATGCATAATCGGCTGGGTTAGCGCTATTTGCTTTATCAAAGTTAGTACATACGCCTAGGTACCGCTTGGTGCCGTCTTGCGTCAGACTGAAACCAGTTCGACCATCGGCACTATCAGCATAAGCAAAGTGGACATAAGGTGTTCGTCCGTCTGCTCCAGCTTTACCAGGGATACCGTCACGACCATCACTACCTTTCCATTTAGACCAGCGATAGTCTTGTGGATTCCGACTACCCGTAGTATTGAAATCTTGGTACATACCGATGAAAGCCTTGTCAGTGTCGGTCTGGCTAAAACCGCTACCAGACACGGTGTCAGCGTAAGCAGTGTGGGTGTACTGTGTTTTACCATCAGCACCTTTAATGCCGGGAATCCCTTGGTCGCCTTTAGGCCCTTGCAAACCTTGTAAACCACGTTCGCCCTGCAATCCTCTGTCACCTTTTGGGCCTGCTGGCCCTGGGTCGCCTTTATCTCCCTTGACACCATTTCGGCCATCGGAGACATTTAAAAAAGTAACCTCTTCCGAAGCTACTTCCTTGTTGTCTACCCAGGCTGAAACCGTTATCACAGTTGGTTTATTAATCTTGCTTGCACTCACTGTGTAAGTCAGTCCAGTTCCAACAATAGAGCCATCAATTACAAATCGATAAGTTGCGTTAACCGTCCGATTCCCTCGTTTTAGTGTCGGACGTAATGTTGACTGCCCTGTATTGTTTTTAAAGATAACGCCGTTATCTGTTGAAAAAACGACGCTGTAAGGTCTACTGTTTTCAACCATTCGTTCGAAGACAGTTCTAAGGTCTCCCGATGTCCTATTCTCAAGCTCTTTGAAATTACCAAAAGTCGTTGTGTTATTTGCTGGGTTGCTAAAGCTAATCTTTTGCTCAATAGCACGAGCTCTTACGTCGAGTGATGGGACAAAGCCCTTGTCGTGAATGGTGATAGTATCCCCAGTCTCAACATCAACGAACCCATCAACTTCGTAAGTGATAGCTGGGTAGGCATTTTTTCGCAAATTCGCAATCCCTGCAGCACGGATAACTTTTGGATCATCACTGTCAACTTCTAAATCCTTTCGAATCCACTTATTATCTTGAGTCGAAGCCCCAAAAGTCGAAGGGTACAAATTAGCTGCATGAGGGGCATAGAGACAATTGCCCTCTTGTTTGAAGATAACAATCCCTTTGTCATTCTTTTCCTCCCAAGCCGGGAGACCACCAATATAGACTCGCACTTCAGGGCCGTTCTCAGGTTGCTCTTTTGCCTTACCGTACGGGACAATCATCGTATAGATTTCGGTTTTATCAACCTTTCTCGTCATCGATTTGATATTTTTTTCAAACGTCAAACGAATGTCGCTACGAATTCGACCTACACCAGCATGCGAATCGTCCGCTTGATGGTAAACGTTCAGGACGAGTTGTTTAATAGAGCTGTCGTCATTAAGTCTAGTCACAAATTCAACTTCAGCATTAAATTTATTAGCTAAACTCAATAGCCTTGCTAATTTCGTGTCTTGCCCTTCCCATTCAAGCGTTTTTTTCTGGTCAGAGACCTCATTGACACCGAGCGTTACCATCGCAAACTGAGGGATATCAAATGCATTGAGGTATTCTGCAAATGACATAGCTTTGTCAGCCTTGTAAGCATTCGTGTACTCATTTATCAACTCAAGGTTCAGGTTCTCGCAATAGCATCTCACCCATCGCTCGTTTTCTTCGACCTTCATAATGTTAAACAAGTACGTTTGGCCATTATGTTTGAAGGAAATAAAAGAGCGTTCGTTTAGTTGATTGTAAAGCGGTTGGTTTGCTGTATCGCTCAGCAATTCCTTCTTCGAAACAGTAAACTCAAATGTACTAGACGCCGTCTCAAGATTGCGAGTCCAAGTGTCGTCGTAGAAGTTTAACGTTTCTTGCTTTTCGTTATCGATGAAACCAATCTTCTGTAAATTAGCATCGTGAATCGTTAATAGCATTACAAATACCTTTCTTCAAATTTGACAGACACAGAAGGCTTATTCGTCACCCACCTTGAGCAGTAAACTTCGAGTTGAGACTTGCCCGGAGGGATCGTGATGAAGTCAGAACCTTGCACAACATCAACGATTTTCGAAATATTATCTACTAGTACAGTGTCGTTCTCGCTGTTTATCACAACTTCTCCACCAGCACGATATCGATTGGGAACTTTCCGGACCCCTACGACATAGTCTTTGCGATAAATGAAATCATCTAAGTACATGTGGCTAACTTGCGGTGCGTTCCCGATTTTGCTGAAGATAATGTGGATTTTATCCGATTTCTTACCTTTGATTTCAGGGATGGTATATCTAGGATAAGACCCCCACCAGAAAAACTGGACGACATCGTCAAACCTTTGGATGTCTGACCAACCACCAGATTCATTGAATGGATTCTGTGCCATGACATGAGTACCCGAAAATGATTTTCTGTCAACAAAACGGTAACCGCCCTTGCCGTCGCTGGCTAAAAAGTTGTATTCACAACCCAGACCGCTACCACGTTTGTAAGTTTCGACACCATACAAAAAAGTGCCACTTGCATCTGTGACACTAATTTTCAAATAACCCATCTGGTCTGCAGAGCCTAACCAAAAAATTTGCCTCCACCAAAAATACTCGTACAGAGCACCTTTGACACCGCTAGAATCCCTTGGGATATCAAATGTAACCGATGCTGTCTGCCCACTCTGCAACGCAATGTGAGGGCGACCCCAAGCATTGTCGATGTAAAGCGTGCCGTTCGGTCTGGTATCGTTGCTATCGTTCGTGATACCAACGTTTTTCAAACCTTGTGACAACCCGTTAGGGATTCTGTGTTGTCCATTAGATGAAGCGTAATCAAACAAGACCTCTGACTGCTTGTAAGTCTCTGTATCCCCTTTTTGCCTGTCACCAAGCTCCAAAATACCACTGCTGTTAACCAATCCGATATAGCCATTCTCACTATTGTGCTTCACTGTGATTATCGGATGCGCATCAACTGATCCGTCGTTGACAAGGTCAAATACCAGTTTGCCGTTTTCTGTTTTAGGAGTTTCGAAACTTCGATATGTAGTTGAGTGTGCGACTCCATCTGGGACCATGAATTCAATTTCAGCTTGGTCATACCAGTCGGAAATGCCTTTTAAACTAACATCACCTTTTACTATAGCCAGATAGTATCTGTCTGGTTCGTCTGGCAATCTCAACTTAACAGGTTTGTCAGAATGCAACACTCTAGCCGCTTGTTCCCTGACACGATAAAACATGCCGTTATCAACTTTGGCTGGCTCGTTCGGGTCTACGAAAGCAATGTCTTCAAGATGTCTTGTCGCTAAACTAACAGTAAGTTTGATTTTTTTTGCACCAAACGCAACTTGTTGAATATTGACCCCGATTTTAGGGGCTGAATCCGTCGTTATGTTGCGTTCATTCCCGATTTCGTGCGACACTTTGATTAATTTAAAGTAATCGTTCAAATCGTATCCATTGAATTGAAACACAGCCATTATTTAATACCTCTCATGCGTTTGTAAGTAAAATCTTTATCTTTCTGGTATGAAGTCAAATCGTCTCCTGTAGCGTATGCAAACTCTCGACCATCGACACTCAATGAGATTGGACGACCGATTAGTTCAGTGATGATATCCATTGCTTGCTCGAGACGGTCCATTCTACTATCGTCTCGAACCGACAAATCAACGCTACCACGAATTAAACCACCACCAAAGCCATCAAACAAGTCGTTGTCTTCGAACAAGTTTCTAGAATCTATTGCGTACTCACTAGCCACATCAATCATTTCTTTGATAGAGTCTTTGACAAATTTTACACTTCTATCAATACCTACAGCCATCCCTTGGCCAATGTAGATACCGACTTCATCACGGAATAGCCGTGATGGTGAATGGATCCTAGCTTTTGCCTGCGCTGCACGCTCTGCTTGAGCCACAAGAGCGTTAGCAGCAGCCGTTACCGCACCAAGAGCAGACATCATACCAGCGGCCAAACCTTGACCAATCATTGCCCCTGCTGCTCGCATAGCACCTACACCAGCCATGGCACGGGCTTGTGCTGCATTAACTAATGCCCCCATTGCTGAGGATACAGCACCAATTGCCGATTGGATCCCTTGAGCAATAGCTTGTCCAGTTTGTTGACCTGCTTGTTGACCCATCTGGATCATTCTTTGACCATTCGATTGAACAGCTTGCGCCATTCTTTGCATTGCTGATTGCACTTGTGCCGCTGCATTGTTCATCGCTACACCAATCAGTGGCGCTAATGTTCCAATTTGCATAATGGCAGTCGTAGCCATTGTGGCACTTGACGCAACCAAGCTGAACTGCGCTGGAATCAAAGCAATTGAAGCTGTCAATTGCATGACACTTGCAATTACCATGGTAAATTGACTACTAATCAGTGCAACTGTAGCACCAACAGCAGTGAGACTTGCGTTCATTGCAGTGAGTTGTGTAGTCACCGCTTGAATAGATGTCCCAACCATTGTCAATTGGCTATTGAGCATAGTCAAAATTGTCCCAAGCGCTGTGAATTGTGCCCCAAACATTGTCACACCCGATGTAGCTACCAAAAGTTGACTGTTGATTGTAGACAATGCGGTTGTGAAGGTCGTAAATTGGCTATTAAGCATGGTCAAAGAGGTACCAATCATAGTGAATTGAGTACCTACGAGAGTTAGGCTAGTGCCTAACATAGTCGTGCTTGATGCCATTGTAGACATGCCAGTAGTAATCATGGTTAATTGACTAGCGAGATTAGTTAGACTAGCAGTCAATGTAGTCATACTTGCGTTAACTGAAGTCATGCTAGAAGTCAACGACGTTGAAACTGCACTAAATTGAGTCAACCCAGTAGCAGCTTGCATCAATGCTGGCGCAAGTGTCATGATTTGTGTTCTGAAGGCCGTGATAGGTCCCACGATTGCAGTTAGACCACTAAGCGATTGACTAGCTTGACTAGAGAATGTGCTAAATGCTGTTCCTGCTGTAGTCAATAGCGATTGTAGATTAGTGAACGACGATTGAATACTTGTAATCGTGCTTGAGAAACGACTTAAACCTGCAACAGCGCTAGAAGCCGAGCTAGACACCTTGCTCATACCATTACCAAGCTGAGTCATGCCGGTACCAGCTTGCGCCAACCCAGCCGAATTGTTACCGATTGAACCGACACCCTTAGCTACCGCTGCAAGAGATGCAGCCATGTCACCGAGGTTTGTGTTAGTAATCTTAACCACACCATTGGCCAGTTGATTGAAACCAGAACCTGCTTTTTGAGCGGCAGTGCCGATTGAGTTGAAAACGTTAGCCAGCCCATCGAGAACTGACTTAATAGCACTACCTGCAGAGGTAATCACGCTTGAAATACCTTCAAATGCTGACTTGATACCGTTACCGATACCTTGAGCCGCTGTACTGATTGACGTTCCGACTGATTGAACCACGCTAGCAATGCCCTGCAAGGCCGCACCAATGGCTGAACCCGTAGCACTAATAATACTTGCCACACCACTTAGAGCCGTACTAATAGCCGTACCGATACCCATTGCAGCCGTAGCTATTGCCATTCCTGCTGCTGAAACCACTGATGCAATTCCAGAGAATGCAGCGCTAATTACACTGCCAATTGCTGTAATGATAGGCACAATCTGTCCGATGATAGCAACGATGCCATTGATGATAGATTGTAAGATAGGTGCCAATGTTTGAACCACTGTCACAACGCCTTGGATCAATTCGCTTAAAACTGGTGCCAATGCTTGAACCACTGCAACAATTGACTCGTAGAGCGTTTGGAAAATTGGCGCTACTGCCGAAATAGCTCCGGCAATTTCATTGATTACCATTGCAATTTGTGGTCCAAATTGACCGATTACTTGAGCAACTTGAACGATACAATCCGTAATGATAGGTGCGATGGCTATAATTGTGTCTGAAATTATCTGAGCTATAGCTGTCATCGTATTTCCGATAATTTGAACAATCGGAGTAATTGCGGTAGCAACTGCACTGATTGCAGAGCCTAGAGCGGTAGCCAAACCACTGAATGCATCGATGATGGCTGGCAATGTCCCTAGAACGGAAGTCCAAGCGTTACCAAATGCCGTGATGGCTGGTGCCGCATTGCCAATAGCAGTGCCGATAGCTTCAACCAGCGGTGAAAGTTTGGCAAGCCCCGGTGCGGCTTCACCAACAGCTTTGATAACGATACCAAATGCAGTGCCAAACGCTTCAATTACTGTTCCAGCTGCCTTGCCAATGCCTTGCACAACAGTGCTAAATGCTGACCCTAGAGCATTTAGGATTTGCGAAACACCTTGGGATTGAGTGGCTAATAGCGTAAATGAAGCAACGATAATGGCAATACCTGCACCAATTCCGACCGCTGCGATAGCGACTGCTGCACCAAACGACAACAGCGTAGCAGGATTAAGACCTCTTAAGCCCTGAAGCGCTAGCTTGATAGCAGTTCCTACACCGGTCAGTGCACTTTTTATACCAGTACCTATGCCTTTAGCAGCATTTGCTATCCCGTTACCTGCCGATTTAATAACATTGCCCATTCCGTCGAGCAATTGAGCTATCGTTGACTTAGAACGTTTAACACTATTTGTAGCCCCTTCGAGACCCTCAGTGGCTTTATTTTTAAAGGCACTAAACGGATTAAATGACTTAATCCAGTTCAGACCTCGCATAGCAGTATCAAACACTGAAAGCCCAGCCTTTGCAGTCATGAAGCCTGCTACCATGGCTAAAATGCCACTAGTGATGCCATTGAGCACGCCTTTAGGGATAGAGCTTACAAACTTAGACACTGCTGAAACGGCTTGAGATATCCATTTTGTTAACGTCCCAAAAGCTGTCCCTAGCGCTGAGATAATCGTCTGCATCTCAGAGCTACTAAACACATCGCCAATTGAAGTCCCAATGGTTTTAACAGCCCCCCAAGCGTCTTCTATCGCTGATTTAAAAGCTTTGAATGCGCCAGTGTCCGAAAACGAGCCGATAAAGCTCTTAACCGACCTAGTAGCAACAGTTAAACCTCTTGATAGCCCACTAACAATGTCGCCAATGCCAGTGCCTAGCCCTTGGAATATGCCCTTGAAATCTATGGCTTTTAGCGCTGCTTTGGCTTGAGTAGAAACATACTTAAACGCATTTGCTAAACCCTTGATGGCTCCTGTATTACTAAAACCTTTCCAAAATGCTTGGACAGTTTGGCTGACCCCTTTTACAACTTGGTCAATTGCTTTATCGAGTCCGTTTGCGAACTTCTGAATCGGTTGTTCATCAATTTTGCCAAGAGCATCAATGATTCCCTCGATTCCTCTGATTGCCTTGTTGCTAAGCTGTTCAAAAACTGGTTGCAATTTAGTTGAAACCGTTTCGTAGAGCCCGTCAACGGCTTCGTCTACAGATTTGTACCTAGTAGCCAAGCTCTGCATGGAATCGCCAGCCCGTTTAAACGCTTCTGCAAAGTCTTCAGTCTTAATTTCACCGTTTTGAATTTTGCTTACAAGATCATCAAGAGACATTCCCATCTCTCTAGCGACGGCAGCCATACCCGCTGGTGACTGTTCCATCATCAGCTTGAAGTCTTGCCATTGAATCTTAGGCTTGGTCATCGCTTGAACCATTTGTTGGCTCAGCGTCTTCATTGCCTGTTTAGGATTTTCAGCAGAAGCGGCAAGACCACCCATGGCTTTTACCAAATCGCCAGCATCGCTACGACCGATTGCGGCCATCTGAGAGAACGTAGTACCCATGTCAGAGGCAGAATAAATTGTCTGTGTTGCATAGTCTTGCATAGCCTTTTTAGCTGATGCAATTTCTGTTTGCCCCCAACCTAACTGGCTTAAGCTCCCATCGAATGTTTTCCAAGCCTTCGTTGAGTTGTTAAGCTCGGTCATCATACCACCGACACCGCTGGTTATAGCGCCGATACCCTTAGTGATCCCAGCACTAACAAGGTTAGCACCGAGCACACTTTTAAACATCGAGCCTAGACCTTTGCTACTCTTACCGAGTGATTCAGCTTGTTTTTGAGCGTTTTTCAGGGCGCTAGATAAGCCGTTATCTTGTGCTGACAGTATCGCCCTCACGTTGAATGTTTTATCAGCCATATAACAACCCCTCCTCTCTTTTGAACGCTAGGTTTCGTCTAGCTATCTGGATAAGATGCCTATTGTCCTTCTCGGTGGTTCCGAGAAGTTCTTTTTCACGACGTTCTTCGTCATAAAAATCTTTAAACTCCTTAAAGACATACTTCTTACCGCCCTTGCTCGTAGCCTTCACACTACGATTTAAGAAGGCTTGTAAATAAAGCTTCTTCTCCTCTTGAATAAATCTTTTCGCATAAGCTTTTTGATACAACCTCAACTCATTCAGCGTCATTCGTCTAGCTTCTAGGAGTGTTGTTTCATACCTAGCCATGCAATTTGTGATTAAATCTTCGTAGGTCTCTTTTGAACCCTTGACGTTTTCTAAGCTTCTTCTTGAGCCTCTAACATTCGTTTGGCTGTTTCTCGTGTCAATGGTTGCTTCTGCAATTGCGATAAAAAATCCTCGAACAAGTTATCCAATCGTCCATTTTCAGCCTCACGTTCAACGAAGCGCTCAATTCCTTCTACAGATGGTTTTTGACGTTCTGTAGCAGTCCCTGCTTGAATGAGGTCTAGCAGAACAAGTGGGTTCTTTTGCTGCAAATCAACCACTGCATGCTGTACACCAAAGCCAAACGCCACACCGTTTTGGTTAATTGAGTAGCGCTCGTCGAGCACTCGCAAGAAGTCAAATCCAAAATTCAAAGTATAGTCTTTGTCATTAATTGTGATAGTGTTCATGTTTTAAATTTCCTTTCAAAAATAAAAAGCGAGGTAAACCCTCGCTAACTGTTTTAATTATCAATGTCCAGTAATAGCAGTAGTGTCTTGGAAAGTATATTGGATCTCTCTGATTTGCTCGTCAGACAGGGTTGCTTCACCAGCTTGTGGCTTACCTTCAATAGACATTTCAGCTTCAATCTCTACGAGCTCTTCAACATTCGCTGGGACTTCCCATGAAGACAAGCGACCGATTGCATAGAGCGAACCATATTTCCCATTTGTTCTCTTATCAGTCAAATCGGTTTCCCAAACTTCGACCTTGAATCCATCAACTACCGACTGTTTCAACATTTCATTGACTTCGTCCTTAGTCCCGATTGCGTTAATCGACAAGGTTGTTTCTAGACCCCCATCGGCAACAACTGCACCATCTTTGGTTTTAGTTGTATCGGCATCGCGGGAATATTCCCACTTATGTTCTGTTTGCAGTGCCAATTTAGCTGCTGCTTTCGTGTCCCCGTATTTGCGGAACATCAAGATTTTATTCTTACCTAGCTGTGCTTCTTTAACGTTTGTATCAGCCATGCTTTTCCTCCTTAGTAGAATTTGTAAAATAAATAAATAATGAAGTGATAAAGCTCTTCGTCAGTGCTGTTATCACGGTTAGAATCAATTGACGACTCATTGACTTCCGCCGAGAAGTGCATCCCATCGATATTTTTGATAGCAAAATAGCTGGACAATAACTGTCCAACCATATCAGATAACTGTTTACGGTCATCTACTCGTCCCCAAACATGGACGGTTGACGACAAGCGACCTATCAAGCGCGACTTTGTAGCTCTGGGCAATGTTTGAATTTCGCCCATAACAACAAATGGATAAGATGCACTGTCTGACGGAAGGTAAGGATAAGTAGCGAAACCGAGTCCCTCACTAATTCGAAAGAGCTCGTCATGTAGTAATTGGTCTGGTTGTTTCATATCTACTCCCATTTAGCTAATTCCTCGACCATTCCAGGGACAGTCGCTTCTAGTGCAGGAGCCATGAAAGGTTGCGCTGCCATCTTCCGAGTGCCTACTTCAAGGTACCCAGAATATTTTGTATGAGCCGTCACAACAGCTCTATCGCCCCCAGCTTCAAGAGTAATCGAGCGACGTGTTGCGCCAGTGGTATATTTACCGCTGAATTGTGCCTTGCTAATTGCGTTCTCTTTTAATTTACTGCCGTATTTTTTCAAAACTCGTTGACGTCGTTCTGGATTGGCGTTTTTCAACAAGGATTGGCTCATTTCATCTAGTCCATAAAACGTAAGCGTAGCCATATTACTTCACCGCCTTATTAACGTACAAAACACTTCTTCCAGCTAGATATCCTCTAGCGGTTACTGGAATGTATTTGTTACCACGATATTCAACGGAAGTCACGGATACTGTCACAGGGCTTCTGAAACGAACAACCAAGCTCGTAGCATTTAGCAAACCTCCCAGCTTAGCTTGAAGGTCTAAGCTTGCGCCAGTTACATTGCACTTAACTTCTTTGGACCAGTCTTTCCCTCCGACGATACGACCAAGGGTAGGGTCGTATCGTTTCGGTGTCTTATCGTTTTGATATTTGAGTATCACAGTATCTGTGTATCTCATAGAAACAACACGCTCCCTTCCTTCGATTGTCCAGAGGTTCCGAATGTTCTTTGAAGCATATTATCATATGGCTTGAATTCGTTCTCATTGTCGTAATAAGACATTGAGTGACCATCTACCGTCTCGGTTTTAGCCCCTTCAGCTCCTCGACGATTGAAGCGTTTAATAACGCAATCTTCGAAAATAAAAGAAAAACCATCGTCAATATTGACAACGGCATATTCTGCTTTAAAATGACTGATTACTCTGTTTAGCAATACCCTTAAGAGGTCAATGCTATCGTCGTCATCTTTTGAAATCTCAAGGTCCAGCATGACATTATCTAGGACCTTTTCTCGATCTAATTCAGCCATGCTAGACCTCCTCACTCTTCAGTGTTATCTGTCGTTTTTTTGCGACTTGCTTTTTTTGGTTTCTCTTCAGCTTCAGCCTCAAGGAAACCTGCTTCAACAAGCTCTTCGACACGTTCACCGGCATAATCGTCACCGGCATAGTAAATAATGCCGTCGGTTTTATCCTGAAACGCTTTTAAAACTTTAGTCATAGCTACTCCTTTCAAACTACGCTACTGGAATGACAGTAAGCATATAACAGTCATCCAAACGTTCGAATGAAGGCAACGCAATCATCGATACTTTGGTTTGAACATTAACTGGATCAGTTGTTTTAGTGGTCGTAATCGCAATACCTTGGTCAACCACTTCAACTTGTGCCCCTGGGGTGTCACCAGACTGCAAATCTGACTCTTCTGGAGTTGTACCGAAAACAGTAGAACCCAATGAACCGTTTGGAACCAAAGTCAAATGACCGTCTGGATAGAATTTGCTAATTTCCCCTTTGTCATTTCGGTAAGTGCCGTTTTCCAAGAGAATCGTTACACCAAAATTATCCAAAATATACGCTTCAACCTCGGCTTTGGTAACTGTTGTTCCTGAAGCTGCAAGAGGCTTGATGATTTTGACCGTAGATTCTGATTTACGAATCAAGCTAAACGTTTTGGCATTCATGATAGCAATTTCTGGCATCAAGCCAAGGCTTTGAGCTGTTTCGATTGCTTCTTCGAGGTCCGCAAGAGGTGTTGCTGTTGCTTGCGTCCAGTCTTTTGCAACTGTTTTCTTGTGGTCGTCTTTAACGCCATAGTCAATATCAACATTTTTTCCTTCATTGACAAACGCAATCTTACCAGTTGCGAGAGCTTGCATGCGCATAGATTCCAAACGAGCACGGGCACCTTGGATAAGTGTCATTTCGTCGTTGAAAATGCCTTGTGTGACAGTCTCAATCAAACCAGTGTTGTTAGAACCAGCGATCAAGTTAAGTTGTTGACGGTCAGCTTCTTTGACTAACATAGCTTCTTTGAAAAATGGCATTTGTTCGTCATGGATTTCAGCACCCACACGTTCACGGATAGTGACATTAGTGTCGAATGCTGCTGGCTTCAAGACAACCGCACGCCCTGAAGAGCCCTTGATGTAAGATAATTTAGTTCCAAGTTGTTTGCGTGCAGGGAAAATGCGTTCCCCAAGCGTAGAATCCACGTTTAATTGCGATGTGTTGAAATATCCAGCGATATTAGATGCTGTTACCGTGTCATAAATAAGACCCATTAAGCATTGCCTCCTTTTCCTGCAATAAATTTAACGAGTGGCAACGCTGTTTTAATAGCGTCGTCAACTGTACCACCGTTAACCGCTTCTTTCCAAACCTCACCGGCGTACAAAACAGACACTGTTTTATCAACAGATAAGTCTGCATCGTATAGAACGATTCCTTCTGGTGCCGTCTTGTTCTCTTCTACTGGTTTTGAGCGGTCATCGAAAATTGACCCACCTTTACCAGCTACCAAAGTACCAGCTTTAATGTACTTCTTGCCGTCTACGTCCACCCCAGCAAAGCTTTTATCAACTGTGGCAGTGACAGCTTTGTAAGGCAAGGAACGTAGAATGTTACTTGTGTCAAATACTTTTTTTACTGACATGAAAAAATCCTTTCTAATTGTTGGCTAGATAATCTTACCTGACGAACGAACAGCCTTTTGAGCCAAACGTGAGCCGTAATTGTCTGTGTTAGAAATGCCATCCGCTGATGCTTGAGGTGCATTTTGTCGGACAGTTTTCTTAACTTCTTCAGCAACTGCATTATTGAACACTGTTTCAAACTCAGTTACTGCTTTAAGTGCGTCCTCAGCGTTGCCAGCCATTGCAAATGTCTCAGCCAATGCGCTAGGTAAGCCTTTGGCTACCAAATCTTTCTCAACAGCAACAACAAGCTTTTCATGCTCGAAAGCAGCACGTTCCTTCTCAAAGCTCTTTTGCTGATCCTCGAACTCTTTTTTAGCTCTATCTTGAGCTGATAGATTGGCATAATCTTTTTCTTTCTGTAGAGCATCGGCTACTGCTTGAGCTGTACGCTCTTGTTCACCCTTGTCTCTGTTATTCAAAGCAGTCTGTACCGCTTTGTTAATCATGCTATCTAATTCAGATTGAGAACCCGGTGCTTTGAAGTCGCTCGCAGGGGTTGGGTTGTTCCCTTGCCCTTGGTCTTGGCGACTCTCTTGTTGTCCGTTAGTCTCGATAGTGTTATCTTGTTCCATAGTTTCCTCCTACCTAGTCTCATGAGCAGCACCCCTTTCTAAGCCACGATAAGGCTAGCTACGCCCTCTCTAGTCTTGTCTAGGGTATTTACCCACGAGCCACGCTAGTATTGTTTATTTAGGGCTTAAATTAGCCCTATGCGCTGACGAGGTATCGAACCCCAAAGCCCCTTGGCTAGCACGGCTATCAGCGCATAAGAAAAAGCCGTATTGCTACGACTTCAATTATTTATTTCATTAATCCGATTATTTTATCTGGATCAGTAAGAGCTATCTTCTACATACACCTCGGCCACCGCACAACGGCAGTATGGGTGCATCGGTGGGGCGTTTAGACCACTCTCCATCTTATCAACCGGGACGGGTTCTCTCAGTATCACGACCAACTTGTTTGCAATAATCGCAAGCCCTCGATTCTGGCATGAGTTTAAAATACTCAAACCCATTCTCTTTCATGATATCTTGCTGAGCTAGCGTCTGAACTCTAGCATGTTCCGTGATCGCCAATCGTTCAGCGTCAGTGCGTGATACATCCATGTATTTACGGATTCTCTGAGCGATGGTTATACCGTTCTCTCCTCGAATAAGAGCTCTGGTCACTTCCGTTTTAACCAATTTGCGCAACTGCTCCTGCCTCTTCCAGATACGCTCCGACCATTTAGCGCCTTCGAAATTAGCGTTAACAGCCGTCGCCATGTACTTTTCAAGCGTTTTCTTGTTAGGCACCGTCTGATCAAGCAGGCTTCCTCTTACAATTTCGCTCTTATAGCCATTCGTCAGATAATCGTTAGTTAATTGACGTTCGCCTTCAGATAAAACCAATAGTTCGAGTTCTAACTCTTGGATAAGAAGCTCTTGACGGCCAACAGACATAGAAAAATTGTAATCTCGAAGTTCCTTGTTTGCCTTTGGGCTAAAATCTTTGTCAGCTACATACTGTTTGGCTTTAGCTTCAAAAGCCTTGATATCAAAACTATCTGCTCTTCGTTTCGCATCACTAGCGGTTAATCCGTTTTTGTCAGCGAAATTTTGGATATAAGCATCTAGTTCTTTGCGCAACTGTGAAAGTTGCAAATTATATAGTGCTTCAAGTTCTTTCTTAAACTCAGCTTCACCCTTTTTATTGCTCGCTTCTCGTTCTTTCTGAGCACGTTCTGACCAGTATGTCATTCATCAGACCTCACAGAATCGCTCGTATGCGTTCCTTCTTCTTCGTCATCGGTATATTTACCCACTTGCCCGCTAAACTCGCTAGAATACCCCTTAAAATCGATTTTAGACACCTCTTTATCCACTCTGTCGAGTTCCTCGGCTGGGCTCTCGACCAAACCAGATAAACTTAGAGCAGTTTCTTGTGACACTTGACCACCAAGGCCAGTCAAAATAGATACTTGCTCGGATAGTGATTTCGGCAAGTTTGGCGTGAATGTTATTCTCAAGAAGTTTTCATCAAACGCTTTGAATTCTTTGACCAACTCACCCACACGGCTAGCCAAACGATAGCGACGCTTCAAACCTTTTGTAAATTGCGATTGAGTCTCAATGCGGTCTTGGTCAAGCCCGAACAGTTTGTACTTCATTGCCTCGCCGGACGTGTTGCCTGAAAAGTTCTCATCGGCCATGTCTGGCGTATTGGTAAAAGTATGAATATCTTTATCTAGTCTGGTCTTGTACGCTTCGACACCAGACACATCGTAAGACTTGGTTAGATATTCAGCCTTAACTGTCCCTTCCTTACCGTCTGCGGCCTTCGGTGGAACCAATTGCATTAAGCGTTTAGCTTTCATGTCTTCAGGCTTCATGTTTGCAGGCAATCGCATGTCACCATAAATAGCAAGGATAGCGTCAGCCATATCGGACATATGATTGGCAGTATCAGATTCAGCCGAATCATATAAATCGATTAAATAAAGCTCGGTTTCATAATCGCCAATGCCATCAATGTTATTTAAAAATTCTGTAATCGGTACAGTCCCGAAAGCGTGAGCAGTGACAGAAACCTCTTTTAGATCTTCCGAGTAGTCCAAGACGTGAATATTTGTTGAAGTGTATACTTCAACAGTTTGATGTGCGTCAGAGAACAAATCAGCACTATAGTATCTAACTGCCACTAATGAATTGTCTTCGAGCGAATTATCGTAAATGATAAACGTATTAAGAGGGCTTAACTGCTTGATTCGTGTCTGGTCGTCCTCGCTACGATAAATCAGCTCGTAAGCACGCCCAACTTGTGACAAATCTCGGATAAGGTTGCGGTTCAGCGTATCAATGTCATTGTTTCGTCCGATTTCCTTAATAGCTTCGTCGTTTTGCGAACCACTGACACTATCGTCATATTCAACCCGAATAGGATTGCCAGCTAGATATCCCGTCTTAAATTTACTAATCATGCGCCCATAATTGTGGACGGCACGTTTGTCAGACATCTCTTTATCCTTACGCCTTCCAGCCTCAAGAACGCTGTGGTTGTCTCCTTTTGCATAATCAAACAACTCCTGGACTCTTGGACGTTGACGCAACTTGTGATGGTTAATAAAATTCTTGAGCAATGCCCAGTTATCTTCTCTTAAGTCATCAACACTTTTAGCACGGTACTTTGTGCGTGATTCTCGATGAAATCGCAGATTCAAAACATGCGATTGTCCGGTACTGTCGACAAATACTGTCTGTTCCATTCTTCCTCCTTAACTAAACATATCTATCAAATCATCATAGCTTGCTCGCTCTGTGCTGTTAACAACATAGTCTGAATAGAGAGCATATCTCACACTATCCAGCACATCATCAAACTCTTTTAACGGCTCGTCTTTTGTGCTGTTCTCTTTCCACCGATACTGGAATATCTCATCAAAAAAGCGAGGTACAAAGCCTCGCTTAACGTATAATCTTTGTTCTTTGAACAGCTTAGCGATAAGTTCGATGCCAGCAATCACTGACTTATTAGCATTACTGATATCAAAACCCTCATTGTCAAATCGTGCTACGTGCTCTGGACGGGCACTATCGGCATAGAATGGAATGTTTCCATAGATATTAGTCAGTTTCCTAGCTTGCTCTACCCACCAATCTATCTCTTTGAATTGCGCTGCTACGCCATCGATAAGGTAGTAGTTGCCATCCACACCTTCACCGACAATCACAATAGATCCATAGTGAGTATACCCCCAGTCAATCCCACCAAAGTAGCGCCTCATATCTGGCAATTCATCGACTACATGAATCTCGGTGTCATAATCAGCATAGATAGCGCCTTCAGCAACAGTCCACTTGCCTAAAATATCCCGGTCATAGAACTTACCTTTGGGTGTTGCTGCCTTGATAGAGTCAATGTAGCGTTTTGATAGAAAGGTGTTATCGTCAAGCTTGAAACTGAAATCTATGATCTTGCCGTCATTCTTGCCAATGTAGTCTCGATTCAGCCAATGGTTAGGATTGTCTGGGTTACTGTCCCACACAACACGAGCACCCTCACCGGAACAGCGTGAAATGATTTCTTTGAAAACAACCTCATTAGCTAGTGAAGCCTCGTTAACGTAAGCCCCAAACGCTGTGAAACCACGGGCACGTTTAAGTCCGGATATAGAGCCAGTGTAGACTTGCACGACTTTTACACCACAAAACACGAAAGAGCCATGCTTGTCATATTTAGGCTCAAAGCCGTATTTGTTATAAAGCTCTTGCAACACGTTATTCTGTATCGAAGTCGACGACGTACCCGCTAGGATGTAAATAGGTTCATCCACACCCAAACGGTCTGCAATCTTCCTCACACGGCTTAACTCGGTCACAAACGTATCGTTGTTAACGACGGTCTTGCCTGCACGTTTAGCGCCGTGAAGCCCACAAATAAACCAGTCATGATTCCAGATATAGTGCAATACGTCTAGTTGCCGTTTTGTGTAGAGCTTAGTCAAGTCCATTGCTTACCGCCCCTTTGATGATATCGAGGAAACCAGCAATTTTCTCATCTTGCCCTTCATCGCCACCGATTTGAGATTTGAGTTTTTCGATCTCAAGTTGCAATTTCTCGGCTTGTTTAGCTGTTGGATAGCGTTTCATAAGTTCGCTACCAGCTTTAATGACCTCGGAAATGGACGGGGGCTTCTTAGTCTTGACAAACTGACCTGTCACGGCGTTGAGCTCAACAACTTCTTCCATGAGCTCTTGCCTCAGTATCGAAGTAAAAACTTGCATAACTTCATCTTGTTTTGCAATCTTCTTTTTCTCAAGCTCTTTCATGCGTTCTTCGATATAAGCCTTGATTCTGTCATTTTCTAACAACTTATGAGACCTAGTCTTGGCATAATTTTCAGTATACCCAGCCTTTAATGCTGCATTATAAGCCACGCCAGAGATCAAGTATTCATCCGCAAATAATTTCTGTCGTTGATTTAGCCCAATATGTCCACCTCCTTCACTGCTAGATTTTGCGCATAAAAAAGACAACCCACAAAGTGAGCTGTCTCTGTTTTTCTTCGATAATATAATAATACCACTTTAAACAGTTGTAAGATACCGAACTTTATCCGCCCAATTACCGATTTTTCAACATTCTACAACTAATTTGCCATCTCTATACAATTCAGCAAATGCTAGGATAGCATTATTTAGCAATTCTTGAAAAGCCGTCCTCTCGAAACCGATTGCTTGGGCAATTTGCCAGTTTGGTTTGGGTGGATAAGCTAGGTATTTCTCTATCAAGATTCTGCGATAGTCTGGACGATATAGCCCGCTAACTGCTTGCTCTATGGCTTCAAGCTCGTTCATTGCATCAACACGCCTAACTGCAATATTTTCCACTGGTCTACTTACTCCACTGCCACCACGGGGCATGAAGGTAAATTCCTGTGTGATTTTCTGCTCAGCGCTATCGTGTGCAATCTCTCGCCATCGTGGGTATTCTCGAAGTTTACGCTTGCAACGGTTGATTGTTGCTTTTTCATCAATTTCCGGCAATAGCATTGTTCTGACCTCTCTGGTATAATAGTAGTGTTGACTTTCAAAGAGTGCCGGCCATCGTGTCGGTCTTTTTTATTTTAGCTCAAGAAACGTTAAGAGATTTTATATTGAAAAGATTGAATAAGTGTTTATTCTTGGGGTGTTTCTCAAGCCTTTTACCACCTCCTTTCTAGCCATAGACACCAGCAAGGTCAATGGCTTTTTTAGTAATGCAAGATATCAATAAGAAAGAGGGTTTTTCACATCCTTTTTTCTTAAAATTTGCTGGGTTTTGTTTTGAGCAAGGTCTGTCAGCTTGCTCGGTGTCGAAAAAGTGTTCAAGCCACTAAAATCTATATCCATTTTTTAGCTTCATTTTTTATTTTAGTGTTTTGACAGACAATAGCTAGCAAGGGAGTCGAACCCTCACTAGCTACACGCCTAACGCATAGGCTTTATATAAGGCTTTTCTGACCGCAATTTTATCCATGCCTGTCTTGCCTTTTGTGCGATATTCAAGCATAATGCGGTCAATCTCGCCATCTAGCCTTTCGGGCCATTCATAGTTATTGAAAACATAACTAGCAATCTTACTGAATAAGTCTCGTGACAGTAACCCTTCAAGTTGGATAACCTTCAAAGGCGTTAGAGCAGCCTTCTCTAAATAGCACTGATTGAGGGCGTTTTGGGTTTTGTTAGCTTTCTTCTTATCACAGTCCTTAACGTCTCTAATATAGCTATTTAGGTCGTTAGGGTGTTCCTTGCGTAGCTCTTCCACTTCCTCACGGAATCGCTTAAACAAGTCCTCTGGCAGTCCTGCGTTGGTTTTCTCCAAAACTGGGCGCGTGGTTTTGCCCCTTGTGTAGTGTTGTGACAGATATGCTTGTAGGTCGTTATAAAGCTCATCAGAAATGATGCCTTTCAGTCTATCAACTGTTTGAGGTGAGATCCTCGCACGTTCAACGACTGCGCTATTAAATGCTTGGTAAACGATGCGAGCTTGTACTTCACTGCATTGTTTCACGTCTTGGAAATGTTGCTTGTAATCTCTCGGATGTGCCTCTTTAAGTGCTGCACGCTCACTGACTAACCGCTGATGTAGCTCTGGTGTCAGTCCGGAATATTGGTATTTCACGCTCATGAGCTTACCTCTGCCAGCTCTGGGTCTGTGTATATGTTTCCTGCAATTTCGCAGTCGGTATGTCGTAGCCACAATTCACATCCGTATTGCTTAGATTCAAGGCGATATGCTCCGCCTCGATGTCTTACAACTTCGTAATAAGTTGGCTCAGAATAGACATTCTTAGCCATTTTGACTACATCCCCTTCAAAGATTTCTTTGCCATTTTTATCAGTCAGTCCAGTTGACTGCATTAAAACACAATCATTGCTCTTGCACATCCAAGTGATAGCGTCTCCGATGAAATCAAACTCGCCATGATAGAAATGAATTTCTTCAACATCTATCATTTCTTTATCTTCTTTAAGCCATGCTCTATATCTTGGAATCATTGCCCTCTCTCCTTCAAATAGCTAGGGATGTCATCCCCAACATTCGCTTGGTCATACTGTTCCTTGCTGACAAGGAACTTGCCGTAAGCCCCGCAATCAATAGTGTATAGTTTACCGACCATTGATTTTCCAGTCACCTTGCCGTGCATCTCTGCGCCCACGTTATCTACACGATGGATAGTCACTGTCTCTACCCTACGTGGGACTGTCAGAACGTAGTAGACTGACAGCATGTTGATAGCTAGTGATACTAGTAGTATGATTGTGGCTATCGTTAAATCTTTATGTTTCACTCATAAACTCCTTATATACTTTTTCGAAAATCTCACAAACCAAACTTTGCGGGATGTTCGACCTCTCATTGTATGATTTTGTCCATTCTTGAAATTTGATGTCATTTGATTTCTTTTCATTTTTTAGTTTCAACTCAATGTTTCCAGAAAATCGAGTCGGTTTAGAAATCGGATAATCGTCATAATTGTTGTATCTTGTGTGATTCTCAAACGGAATTTCGAAACCTAGCACTCTCTCGATGTATTGCCAAATTCTGCCATGAGCAGGGTTCTCTATGATCCAATATTTTGGTTTATATCGTTTAATGATTTCAACGGTGTTAAATACACACAATTCCCCGTTAATGCGTTTCATAAGCTGTTTATTTGGATAATATTGATATCTGTCATAATCCTTATGATCACGAACGGTAAATGTCGACAAGGGTTCTTGTGGTTGAAATAAAGAGTCGCCTTGCTCTTGTTTCCAACAAGCATTTCCTCTATCCATAGCACTAGCGTTAGACCAACTTTCACACGGTGGACTAGCAATAATCAAGTCAGGCTTAGGCAATTTATCCAATGTGTCGAATAGGGTGTTATCTCCAAACAAACGGCTATAATCAGCTAAATTCAGATTGATAAAATGATGGTTTTTATTTTCAATATCAATACCTATTGGATAGATTTCAATATCTTTGTCCAGCTTCTTAACACCCTTGGTATATGATCCGTTCCCACTGTCAAATAACGCCCAGACAATCATTTTCAAAGATCTTCCTCCTTGACGAATGTGCCATTAATCATTTTCCCATTTCTATTCTTAATTTCCTCGTAAGCAATACCGAGACACTCAGTTACATCAAGGTCTAACTGATGTGCTAGTACGATAATCGTTACTAGCGTGTCACCGATTGCATCTTTCAACGCTGCTTGTGGTTCCGTGAATTTCGTCGGTTTCAAGAGTACGTCTCGAATCTCTCCAACTTCCTCAGTCACACGCATCCACTGTATTTTAGGGTCAGCCTGCTTTAAGTTGCGTTCGTCTGCCCAATGGTTGATTTTATTGATTAGATTATTCATCGTCCACCTCCGCACTCTCGATTTCAAACTCGACATCTTCGAGTAATAAGTTGTTTTGAAAATCTACGAAACATTCGATTGCGTCTGCATCTTCGGGACTGTATATAGACACTTTTTCTAGAAAGTCTTCAATATCCGTGGTGCGAACGCCATACTCTGTACGCTCGTGAGTTATTTCTGCTTCCAAAACGTCGTAACATGCAGTGTAGCTAATTTCGTTAGTAGTGTATTTATAATTTTTAATCTTCATCACTCCACCTCTTTCACTTCAACGCCTGGGCAATCAAACACCCAGCCAAAACCAGCTTCTTCTAGCTCTTTGCGGGTAAACGATTGCGTTTTAATCTTCTTATCCACCCAATCTTCACCAAAATACCAATAATCGCCATTTTTTAATACACAATATTTATAGTCAATCCCCTTGATTCTAACCTCGTATTTAGGCTCTTTCTCGACCTCGTAGCCGAACTGGTGCATGTTTGCGAGGGTAGTGATGGCTTTGTTCCTGCCAGTATGGTACATCCAGTATTTGAACTCGTCCCATTTCGTATCAGCCCAGCTTGTAAGATATGCCCAAATATCATCATTTAAGTCATTCTTATGTTCCTCATACCAATCCGCCACGCACTGTGGTACGACTGGTTTAGGAAAGAACGAATCATATAAGTCCTCGGCGTGGGCTATTGAAAGGCGTCCCGCTGTTGCTAATTTCTGTACTGCTTCTTGTCTATCCATTGTTTTCTCCCTCTAGCAAAATCTTTTCCAACTTCTCAATTTCTTTGGGCCTTACATAAATCCGATTTGTCCCATCTGCGAACGGCGTTTTTACGAAAATGATGTTAGGCCCAATAGAGATGTGTCCGATATCATCGACATTTAAAATTGTGTCTATGTCAATTCCTTGATCAATGTTTGTGACTCTAATAAATTTAGCCATTGCTAACTTCCACCATTTCCACCTTATATTTTCGTGCATTGCGATATTTCAATTTCAATCTGTGCATTTCATTAATCGCTTCATTCTTATTACTGAAGACATGCTCACTGTCTTCAGTATCGTCGTAATAGACGATTACTTTATATTTCATCTTCTGCTTCCTCTACTTCGTAATAATCAATCTTTGCAAAATTCTTAGGACTAATAGTAATCATCCTTTCTTCTGGCTCAATCTGCTGCAATTGAAGATAATCTATATTTCCTTGCCCAAGCCATTCCAGCATGTCACGAATAAGTTTGTAATTCTCTTTAACCTTGATAGTTTCGTCCATATATGGATTTTGTAATCTAATTTCTGTCACGACTCATTTCCTCTCTGTTCTATCTGTATAGATTACTGTGGCAGTAGCTACCATGAAGCCGTATTCCTTATTTTGGTCATAAGTAACTCTGACATCTAGTAATTCAACACCGTTTTCTTCAACCCACTTGTTTATTGTTTTATCCAAACCATTATCTGTGTCACTGTCGCTAAATATCTTTACTTTCCGTTTCATATTTCTACCCCCCATTGTTATCGGTTCCGGTCCTTCTCTGAAAACCTTTGCTGGATTCTTTGCTATAAATCGCCTTAACCATTTCATAACTCGACCATCTTCCTTAACAAGTCTTCATCCGGTAACTGCTCAAGCGTCAGAATGCGATTGAGCTTCTTAATGTCGATACCTAGCTTAATGCTAATAAGTTCCATATCCTTGCGATTAGACCAAAACCACCTTGAAAATGCTTGTGTCTGATCTAACACGCTTGTATGATCATAGTTACCTGGAGCGTATACACCGACCAGTTTGTCTTTAACTTTCGCCTTCATCTAGTTCCTCAATTTCAAGCTCAATTCTGTATTTCTTGTTTCCCGACTTGCCACCGTGTCTGAAATCTGTTGATTTGATAACGTGGTAATTATCATCCGTCCAAAAGTTTGCATCCGTCAAACCATCCAAAAGCGCCTTGCTAGTTGGTGACCAGTTTGGCGGGTCATATTTTCGATTTGTCGGGGCGAATATCCAAACTATCACCTTACAAGGCTTTTTCTCGTTAAAAGGCAAGCCAAAATAATCAAGTAAGGTGTTTCGACCTTCGTAATACGCTAGCTGTCTTAGAAATTTTGTGATTTTAGCCTTTTTCTGAAAGTGTAGTCTGTCATTCGCTGAGATCATTTGCTTTCTATCAAGCTCGAATTTTAAAATCAATCTTTCCATAAGAACACCTTAGAAGGGTAAATCATCGCTACTGATGTCCAACGGATTACCTTGCATTTGGTTATTACGCCCAAAGTTTGGCGTTTGTTGTTGCGGTTGTTGATTGTAGCTACCTTGATTTCCATAGTTTCCTTGGTTGTTGTCGATAGCTGTAATAACCACTTGTGGGTATTTTTTGTCCCCATATTCTTTTAGCCGGTAATACCCGGAAACTGTTACTAATTTCCCGACGCTGTTAAAAAGAGCATCTCCTAATTCACCGAAAGCGATAACGCCAATATAACCGCTTTTATAGCTACCTCCTTCATCCTTCCCGTTATAGAAACTCATGGAGGCTGTGCAATAGTTCGCCTCTTTGTCGTTATATTTGTCGTTAAAATTGATATAGCCTTTATTAGTTATTTCCATCTTCTACCTCCTTCATTCCTTCCACAGTTTCAAACCCGATATCATGAGCATTCAACCACTCTTTAAATGCTTTAGCTTGCTCTAAGTCGAACACAAACTTAATTGTCGTAGCGTATTTGACGTTATTACCCTCTGGTTTTGCTTGTACGGTGCTTGTTTCTTGTCTGAGGTTATTTATACCGTCTTCGATTATCTCGCCCGTTTCGGTGTTATACGCCTTGATTTGGGCTTGCGCATTTTCCTTCGCTTGACGTTCAAGCTCTGCTTGTCGTTCAGCTTCAGCTTTTGCTTTGGCTTCTTGTTGTTCTTTGAATAATCTAGCGCTTTCCACATCTTGGTTAATGCTATTCAACACTTCGGCTAGTGAAGCCCCGTTTTCGTACATTCTGACGTAAGTGGCAGGCCCTAGGTTATTACTAGCGCATTGACCAGTGATAACAAGCATGTCTTGGTCTTTCTGATTTTGCTTGTTGATTTCGTCAATGACAATCTTTTCAAGCTCTCCCTCAGTTTTCTTTAAGAGTGTAAAAGTATCTTTCTTGAATTGAGTACCCTTGCTGTAATCATCCAAGTATTGCTCAAAGACATCTGGATTGAGATTACCTTCCTCAGCTTTCGCTTTAAACCATTGTCTAACTGCATCTTTTCGGAGTTCTTTTTGGTTTTGCTCGTAACTATCAATCTGATTCTTAAGTTCATCAATCAAGCCTTTTAGTTTGCTGTAAGGTGTTTTGTACGCTTTTTCAAATTCAGCGTAAGGCTTATTAATAGCGCCCTTAATTCCCTTGCGCTTATCTTCCAAGCTCTTGCTCAACTTGTTCAAGTCAGTCCTAGCTTTTTTGACTTCCTCAATTGAATTGACTTCAAGGTCAAACGTGCCATACTGAGCTATGGCTTGTTCGATTCCTTTTTCAAAGGCTTCAAAGTCATTAAACGTAACTTTTGCGGGTTCAAATGTGATTTCAATGTTGTCTAGTGTGTTAATTTTTTCTGCTTCTTTCATGGCTTATTCTCTTAAGTAAACGGCAATTCAATTTGTTCTTCGGTTTGACTTTGCGCTTCTTGATAGGTTTGTTCTAGTTCTGCTTCACGCTGTCGCTCGGTTTCTTCTTGCTGCATTTGCTCGATTTGTTGCATCTTACGAGCTTTCACTTCTTCTTGCGTTTCTTGTGGAGTGATATCAATAGGTGCTGATTGCTCCATTTCGTCAGCAGTATATAGACCGCCCACGTTTTCGCTAAACGCTTCACGCATTGCCGATACTAGCGCTACTTTTCGGATCATGAGCCCCGGCATTTTAGCCCACATTGATTTGCCTGTATTGTACGCTTTAAAGTCAGCGTCTGTTTCAATAGGATAGCTACGATCTTTACGATAAACCTTTGCCCAGCCGCCTAAAAGGGTGTCATTCTTGCCATGAATCGTACCAGTGATATGCTTGGTTTCACCTTCGGCAGTTTCTACTACTACACCGGCTTCAAAACCGTCAAAATTTGGGTTTTGTTCGGCACGTTTCATAAAGGCATCTTTTGATACTACAATCTGAGCGGGGTTGTTCCCGTATTTGATGAAATAGACCTCTTTAGTGAACGGATTTAAGTTTCGCTCTTTGCAAGTGGCAATAAAGTAGGCTAGTTCTTCATTGTTTGCTTTTCCTTGTGGGTCAAGGTACTGTCTAACCACGTTAGCTGTAATTAATTGTGGATTCGTTAAAAAATCGCCTTTGTGTTCTTGAATTTGGTTTGTCATGTTATTATTCCTTTCTCGAATACCCTTATTTCGCATTTTAAGTGGGTATAGTGCGATTTTAATGGTGTCCTAGCATAAATAGACTAGGTGTTAGCTTGCACGCCTTAAAATCGAAATTAGAGGGGTTTTAGTGTGTTCCAAAAATCTGCGTTGATTTCTTAGCAAAATACATATATTCGTTAATTTTCTCGATAAACGAATACAAATCTAAATCATCCATCATTTTCTGTTTGTGCTCTTTTGAGAATACAAGGCCGTGAATACGCTCGTAGTCTTCAAAGAGCTTTAGTTTTACTTCTTTTTCCGTCATAATCTATCCTTCCGCCTTTAGTTGATTAAGCGTGTATCGTTTATCTTCGATGTCTACTGCCCTGAAAACATTCCCTTCTAGTCCTGTGCGAACACGACTTGCGACACGCTCGCTGTAAAGGTTTGCTATTTCATTATTGCTTAGGTTGGTTGTGATAATAGTGTTCTTTCGATGGCTTAACACATCAAAGATAAATTCTTCTTCCCATGCTGATTTGGATTGCCCTGAGTTTCCAAGCTTAACGCCTAAATCATCAAGAAATAAGTAGTCAGCTTCCATAAGCATCCTTGAATAATAACTTTCTTTGCTTTCAAACTTAAAGCTTTCTCGGACTTTTCTTAGAATTTCTGTGAGATTGACAAATAGCACGCTTTTGGGATTGTCTTTATCTTTGTAGGTTTCATTCAGTGTTTTAGCCATAGCGACAGTTAAATGAGTCTTACCAACTCCAGTAGTACCAGTTAGCAACGTGTTCCCCTCGAAACCATTAAGATATTTCTGTGTTTGCGCTTTGACAAACTCTAACATCTGCTTTTCTTGTGGTGTCTTAACAATAAAATTGTCAAAGGATGCTGATTTTAACTCTTCAGGAATTGTGCTGTCTCTCATGAGTACATCATAAGTTCTTAAGTAAAGATTGTTCTTTAAGCTCTCCTTCACCAACTCTTCTTCTTTCTTGTCCCTTTGCTCTTGAGCACACTTAGGGCAAATTGGTGAGGGTTTGCGTGGTTCGTCTTCCCCTGCGATTTTTACGGCTATATTAAGTTGCATCATAGGTAACCCATGAATTGGACACTTACCGTCTAGCCTTTTCGTGTTTGCGATAATTTCAGCTTGCGTTAGCATGTATTACCTCTTTTCTAAAATGGGTTTTCGTCTGTCCTAGAAGCCCCATTCTTCATTAATTTGTGGCTCTGAATTTGCATTGTTTTGTTGCTTCTTGCTCTTGCGATTAGCCTTGCTATTCCTAACGAGTTCAACCGTCATTAAGTTGTCTTGTTTCCAACGGTTTAGAATAGCTTTGATATAAGCAAAGTTCGCCTTACCTTGGCTTACTGCTTCTTTTAGAGCTTCGAGGATGACGTCGGCGTTAAAGTCTTCTAGCATATACTGCAAATCTTCCATTTGTAATGGTGATAGAGCTTTTCCTGTTTCTTGCTCAAAAGATTTGTAGAGATTTGCAAAATCTTGATTGAAAGGAGTGGTGGGGGTTGGTTGTTTTTCTTCTCTTGCCTCTACTCCCCTATCCTTACCTATCCTATCCTCTCCTATCCTATCCTCTCCTATGCACCCATTTGGGTGACGGTTGGTTGTCACTTGGTTGTCACTTGGTTGCACGTCTGATAACCACTTGTATTTATTGCCTTCCACTAGCGCTATTTGTTGCATTTCCTCTACGAATCTAGTGGCTTTCTTTCTATCTTTTCTTATGGAGTTGTGTTCCGTCCAATCCGTTATAACCACTACTCCAGTATCAAACAAAAGCACATAATTACCCTCGACCAAAAGTTTCATATCGTCTTTTGTTGAGCCTATAAATCTCATAACGGTTCTGGGGTTTGCGACAAATCCGTCATCGTCTGCCTCTAGGTTTAAGAAGAAATACAAAACCTTTGTTGTTGGAGGTAAATCAAGAAAATCATCTGTCATTAGAACATCTTTACTGAACATTCTTCTGTTTGCCAATTGTTCCTCCTTTTCTTTTGTGTTATAATTTAAGTAAATTGTTTTGATGAACGCACCTACTTTGTGGGTGCTTTTTTAATGCCTACCCTCCCACCACTGCTATTAACTAATTAATTATTTTTCTCAAAAAATACTTTGATTTCGTCTTTTGTAACTTCGTTACGTTCTGTGCGTTCAAAGTCCGAACCGCCAAGTTTAGTTACATTGTATTCAGCTTCCACGATAAGCACTTCGCACCCAAACGCTTCGGCTAGTTTGTCAAGCTCGGTTTTTTGTTCTTCGTATGGTTCAACCGGCATAGATAGAGCGTTGTTTAAATCTTCACTGAAGCTCGCTTCGAATGCTAGACTGCCTCTGTCTTTGTAGTCTCCAAGGAACGCATCTTTTTCAGCGCTGTAAAATACGACTAGTTTATTGTTTTCTTTCATGATTATTCTCCTTCGCCTTCGTTGTATTTTTTAAAGCTCAATGTCAAACCTGCGATACCAACAGCGATAACTGCTAGACCAAGAGTTGACATGATGCCCTCTTTTTCACCAGTATTTGGAAGGGTGCCACCGTAAACGGGTGTATTTGGTGCTTCTTTTGGCTCAGAATCGAGGTTGTAAGATACTGTGGCAGATTGTGCCTCTTTTTCTTTCGGAGCGTCTACGGGCTTGTTAGGAGTGTTTTCTGATGGTTTAGTTGGTTTAACTGGTTCACTTGGAATCTCGATAACCAATTCAGGTTTTTCAAGAATTGGTGCTGGTGGCATCATAGGGATATCTTCAAGATTGATTGAAGGTTTATCGTACACTGGAGCGTCAAACGGTACAGTTCCGCCGTTCCACTCTGGTTTATCGTATTTAGGAGCATCAAATGGAGTAGTCCCGCCGTGCCACTCTGGGAGTTCATATTTAGGCGCATCGTTTGGAATTTCAAATGTTGGCTCTGGTTTGTTTTCGCCTGATGCATCGCCACGGCCACCGACGAGTTGAACATAACTGTATGAAACAGCACCATCCGACTCAGCTTTTAACTCAACCTTATTGGTTGGATTAACGCTATCCTTAACTGCATTTGTCAGTTTGGTTTTATAGTTCAAGTAAATCATATGGTCAAGTCGATCCATTTTGATTTCAAAGCCATGCTCAGATTTGCTGATTGACTTAACTAAATCCATTGCTGACCCTTTATCCGTCCAAGGCTCAACGCTATCAACATAATTCATCACAAAGTAATCATCGACTAGTTTTTGGTTATCTGACATAGTGTCAATCAACGTTACATAATTTAGGACACGGCGTGCATAGTTAACACGAATAGTCCAGTCAATCACAGTTGGGTCATCCTTGTCTTGGCTACCCCATTTAGAGATTAATTCGTCTGAGCCAATTTCTTGCTCTTTCCCAATATTGGCAGTCACAACTGTCCCGTTGAAGTTGACTGTCACAGGCTTGCCAGATTCAACCGCATCCGTCCACTTAGCATCTAATTTAAGAGACATTTGTTTGTTCAATGGATGACTAGCAAAATAATTATTGAATACAGCAGTCACGGTTTGACTAGCTACATCAGTAGAAGCCTTACCAACTACAGCATTGTCAGGATTTGTCACATCGAAGCTATAGTTAGTTTGGAAAGTGATTTCTTTTGGAAGGTCAAATGTGACTTTATCCCCCTCATTAATAGGCATATCATCGGCAAATTTTACATCCTTGTACTCGACTGTGAAGCCAGAATACTTACCGTCACCGTTTGATTGGTCGATAGCAACGTTAGGATTTTCTACATGGATGTCAGTACCTTCTTTGGTGACAACGGTATTAGGTGTTTCTACTGGTGTAGTTGTTTCTGCCATTGGTTGGGCAACTGGCGCTGTTTCTGCGACTGGTTCTGTAACGGGTGCTGATTCCACCACTGGTGCTACTGGTGTTTCTGTAGCGACCACTGGAGCTGATTCTGACGGTGTAACAGTTACGTTGCCCGCATTGTCAGCAGTATAGACATTAGACACCGCTGGTTGAGTATCTGCCACTGGTTGTGTTGTTTCGTCCGCTGATACTTGACCAGCTCCAATCGATAGAGCTGTGGCAAGCGCGAGCGTGCCGCAAAGTCCGAATGCTTTGCTTTTTGTGAATCCTGGTTTAGCTACTGTTTGAGTGTTGAGTGTTTTCATGGTATACTCCTTATAGATGTTATTTCTTGCACAGGCCCTTACCTGTGCTTTTTTTAGTGCCTTCAACGTGCACCCATAGCCCCACCGCAGAATATTTCAATGTTTTGTTAGACTGTAAATGGGAATATTAGGAAAAAAGTAATTTAGTAAAGATTTTTTTGGGGAAAGGTATAAATTACACTCCACGGCAGGGCCATGGCTGCACGCTGAAAGATTGATGATCTATCTATCGTTAAGATACTTAGCGGCTAGATAACGCTCACGTCTCTGACGTGCTTCATATTTCTGGTCGTTGATTTCTCGTGGTGTCCATACTGGCTCGAAGAAGTATTCTTGTTGCGGTTGTTTTTTTGACCAAATCCAGTTAAATAGTTTTGATGGTTTCATTTGTTTATTTCCTTTCGTGATACAATTGAGTTATCCCAAATGAAGGGAGGTGGAATTATGAGCGAACAATTCGATGCATTTAAACAAGCAGCTGACAAGGCACTAACCGAATTTGCGGGCGGTTCTGATGCTATCGTCAAACTTGTTGATGAATTACTCAAAGCCCAAGCAGATGATCTTGAAACTTCATTCAAGCTTCAAGAAGTTGATAAGCTTAATGCAAAGATTTCTAAACTCGAGAGCCGAGTTGCTGAATTGAATGATCAACTTTCTCGACACGATAAGTAGCTTCATTCAACCGTTTTAAAGCAGATATGCGCTCTTGCTCAACGCTGACATAGAATGCTTCTCTAGCTTTAATCCATTCCTCTAGCAAGTCGCTAGGGGTTTTTGTTATTTGCCGTGAATACGGCCATCTTGTTGGCCTCATGTTGCATTGTATTTCCTTTCTTCTATTACCCAACCGCACCAACGAACTAACGAAGCATTTAAATTTAGGAGTCATCGTTAATGATATGTTTACGTACTTACCGCTAGCCACTTGGTAGGCCTTTTGTTGATATTGTTTAAAAAAAGGATAATTATTTTTTTGCTTCGTTAGCTCACTGCTACGGTTGGGATATTGATGTTATTTGAATCTGTTTCTAGTTTTCCATTCGATGAAGGATTTGAAGCCTTCATAGTTGATAAAAACCAGTTTATGTGTGGGGTTAAACACATATCTTTGAAAATCTTTGTTATCCCTCATTTCTCGAATGAGGTTCTTTGCCATTGACTTTCCTAGGCCTTCCCACCGTTGCATTAGGTGGTCGTAGTCTCCCCACTCAGCCGTTTCGTTAACTCCGACTGGTTTGTAGGTGATTTCCATTGGTAGTCCTTTCCATTTGATATAATAGTTAATAAAAACGAGGTTTTGACATGAAGAATAAATCTGAAATATCTGCTTTTCTGATGTTCGTTGGGTTGCTGTACATTGAATTCCACTGTATAACACCAGATAGCCATTCAGCCTTGACTAGGCTGGCCGACATCAATTGGACGTATCTATGCCTAGTGATTGGTATCGCTTTATTCATTTCGATGTTAGCGTTAAGCTATATCCATGACATTCTGCTCTTTTTCAAGTTTGAGAAAGACGGTGATATAACTTATAGCTTTGTCATCACTTTGCCTATCTTTGGATTCCTCGTTTTGAGAAACTGCTTGATTGTCCTGTCTGATACTCAATTTGGAAATTTAATGTCCTTCGTTAGCGTCCCTATCTTTGGTGTCTTCTGGTCTCTTTCCAAAAGAGTTCTCGAATCGAACAGGGAGCAAGATGAGAACTCCGACAAGCATTGAGAATGTAAAGAACATGTAGGTCGTGAAGTCCCATTCAGGGATTGGACGGCCTTTTTGCATGAACTCGATAAAATCGTGAATGTGATTCATTTTTTTGCTCCTTTCAGGTCAACTTAGCAAGTAAGGTTAATTTCACTTCTGCATAGCCGTCCTCGGTTGTGCTTTTTATTTCAAATTCCGTAAGAGTTTTTAACTCTTGACCGTCCAAGGACACTTTATCTTCACGGATTTTGATTTCATTCATAGTGTCTCCTTTCTACACCTCTCTAATTACGCTTCAAACAGACTTCCTTGATGGTTTGTGGTGAAAATCTCGTTTTTTAGCTCTGGATCATTCAAGCCCCAATTTTCGATAAAGATAACGGCATTCTTAAATTCTTTAGCAGGAATTTCTTTGCGTCTCACACCGAAACGGTCAATGATTTCTTTGTTGATGGCGTGATACGCTTTAGCACGAATATGATTATCACGGTAAGCCTTGCTTTTCTTGCCTTCTAACAATCCAACAATCTTGCTGTTTACGAGGTTAGTTAGTTTAATTTCTTGTGCAGCGTTCACTCTCATGTTGTCTTCTAGGTTAGCAATACGCTCCTCATGATTTTCAAGTGCATCTAGCATGTTTCTAGTAACTGCTAGATGTGATACTTGTCTTGCGTGGTCTTTACTTTGACCAATAATGTCGTTTGTCATAAGATTTCTCCTTCAATTACATCGTCTTGTTCCAATATCTCCGAAACGTTACGACTGAGACTGTTAAGCATTGTTAGGAAAGTTTCAAGCTCGGTTCTAACTTTCGGATTGCTTAACGCTGGTTTGATATCCAGAAATGCAACACCGCCAAAGTTAGCAAGGAACTTGTTCCCTTTTTCCAAAAAGTTGATGGTGTGACGGTAAGCAGATACTTGCTTTTGGTAGCTGTCTAATTGCCCTTGCGACTGTTCGATAGCTCTTGTCAATTCGTCGTATTTAGCTGACTTTTCATCAACCTCTTGACGTTGATTCATTAGCTCTTTGAGTTGTGATTCAATGAATTGCACTCGCTCGTTAGCCGCTTGTTCGCTATCTGAAAGCTCTTTGTTTTTTGCTAGTAGCTTTTCATTCAGCTCTTGCGTAGCCTTGTAATCGTCTGGGATGATTTCCTTTTCGATTACCTTTTCAATCGGTTTGACTGTTTTAGCACGTTCAAGCTCGCCTTTAACCGCTTCTAGTGCTTGGTCTTTGAGTTTTAGTTTTCGTTTGACCTCTTGCAGTTCTCTGACCGTTGGTGTGTCGCCTTGCTCAATCTTTTCGATTTGTTCTTGTTTTTCTTCCTCTGGAAGTGTTGCGATAAGGTGTAGGGCGGTTGTCCCTAAATGTCGTAACGTTTCGACATTTGGCAGTTCTTCAACAATCTTCATTGATTTATAAGCGAAATCTTTGTCGATGCCGATGCTTTCGTGCCATTCCCTAAATTGCCCGTGTGTTAGGTCGTTTTCTTTAACGTGATTCAACCGTCTTCCTATTTCCCAGATTGATTGCCCAGCTATTTGCTTATGGTGGGTTATCTCTAATTCAATTTGAGCTAAATTGTCAGATAACGTTATTTCTTGCATTTACTTTTCCTTTCTAAGTTTTGTATAATAGAGACAATAAAAACGATTGGAGAAGAATTATGTTTAGGTTTCAATTACCTAATGCTAAAGATTGGTTTTATTTCTATGGTGTCTCTAAGAGTGTCCACCCACTCATAATGCTTAATCTACCTCATATAGCAAATAAGATTTTCCCTGGTATTGTTGATAAGAAATTATATATTGTTGATGCTGAAATCGTCGATGCACCGATGACATTTGCAGATAATCACATCATTTTTTTATCAACCGAAGGTTCAGACCTCTATGCCAGAAACGTTTACCAAGTAGCTCATGAGTTGTGCCATTTTTACATCAATGCCAGTTCTAAGCAGCGGACGATGTTTTGGTTCGAGGAAGTGATTTGTGAAATGACAGCTCATTATTTTTTAGAAGAATATTCAAATCAAAACATATGGGATAAACATTCAAGGAGTATGCCATATTTGCAATACAGCCAAGAAAGCCTACTTGATATTGAAGTCTTCAATCACAAAAGATTAGTAAAATATCAATCCGACGAAATCATTCATCTTATCCGAAATTCTACAGACCGCCCTAAAAATAGATACTTAGCAACACTGCTACTCCCTATTTTTAGAGAGTTTCCGGCACTCTTTACAGAATTACCTAAATTAGCAAATCTGTATGGAATACCCGATTTTGAACTATTTTTAAACGCATGGCATGATGCTGTTGAGCGTGAAAATAAACCAGCCGTTCAAAAGATAATTGAAATTTTTTGTTAAACACCTAAATCCCCGGTCATAAGCTCATTCGCTGGCAAACCCACAGCAAGACGTTCGTCGTTGTTGAGCGCCCTTGGGCCAACAGCACCTTTTGCAGAGCCTATACCATAATCAACGATTCCTTTGCCAGCAGATAAAGCTCCAATGATCTCGTCTTTAATCTCTGCTTGTGGTTCTAAAATTTTTTCAATTTCATCCAATTTCTCAGCAATATATGTTACAGTCCTCAGTATCTCATTGAGGGCTGTTCTTTCTAGTTCATTCATTTTTTGCTCCTTTCATAATTTTAATTAGGCTTAAAACTAAGAGTTCGGTGCTTTTCTTTTTTTAATTAAACTGTTGCGTTTCGGGAACGGTTTGTTTAAAAAAAATACCGATTTCGTCTTTGCTGTATCCCAAAAGGTCAGCTAGTGTGATAAGTTCGTCAGCAGAAAATGAGATTTTTCCATTCTCTCTCTTATTATACTGGTCACGGGCTAAACCCATTCGTTCAGCCATTTGTGCCTGTGTATAACCTTTTGCTACTCGCTCAGCTTTCACACGAAGCAAATCAACCTTCATAGATTACCTCCGTTCTTTTGATTTTTATTACTTGTTCCTTAGAACAATTATAGTATATCTAATGTGTTCCCATTTGTCAACAAGAAAATAAAAAAAATATAAAAAAAGTTTATTTTCGGGAACATATTGTTTATTTTTGGGAACTGTTGTATAATGTATTTACTATTAAATAAAAGGAAAAAGCGAATGAGAAACAACGAGGAAATTATTTCACTAATAAAAAGCTATTTAGATAATAGTTCTATGTCGATGTCTGAATTAGCTAACAAAGCGGGGGTTTCAAAATCGACTTTATCAAGATATCTTTCTGGCAGTCGGGTGTTCCCGCTGAATAAAGCGGATGATTTCGCTAGCGCTCTAGGTTTGACAACAGAACAATTCTTGAATGTAACACCTAGTGTGAAAGATACTGCTTCAAATGATATCGATAACATCATCGACAATGCAATGATGTTCGACGGGAAACCTCTTACCGAGGATGATAAGCGTGCCATTCGTGGCATTATCGCTGGTTATATGAGTAGTAAGGGAGATGTGTGATGGTTCGCAAACCCAAACAATCTTATAGAAATTTAGTTACTTTGCTTGACAACAATGGGGTTAGTTTTGAACTTATGTCGAAAGGTAAAGCTATTACTTTTTTAGAAAAGAACAACTACTACTATAAAGTCTCTGCTTTTCGAAAAAATTTTAAAAAGAAAAACGGGAAGTATCAACATCTTGATTTTCAGCATCTTGTAGATCTAGCCACAATTGATATGTATTTGCGAGACACGCTTCTGGATATTGCTATTAATGTTGAACATTTTATAAAAGTCGAGTTATCTAGGTTAATTACTAACAATCCTGATGAAGATGGTTATACAATTGTTCAGGAATTCGCTGTCAATTACCCAACATACTATAACAGCACCTATAATCGGTTCAGACAATCTCGATATCAAAAGGATATGTTTCTAAAACGCGGGTCTGATATCCCGATTTGGGCGTTGATGGAGCACATGGATTATGGCTGCTTGTTAAAATTAGTAGGACTTTATTTTGATAAGTATAGGCCCAACTCTCTTCAAAAAGCTGTGACATTGGGTGATAACTCGAGACATCTCAGAAACGCTTGCGCTCACAATAATGTCCTGATGGTAAATGTATTCAGAGATGACGAAAAATTGAATAGAGTTAATGCCGTAGTTAATACGTTTGCTAGACAAAAGGGCGTTCTCAAATATCGTCAATACCGCAAAGTGAATGACCTTCTTTCACTCATTGCCTTATCAAATGCCTACTGTTCCACTGCGGTTCAATATCATCAAGGTTTAAAGATCCAAAATCTTATTGACCGAATGCAAAGGTATGCATCTGATTACACAAAAACGCCAGAACTGGTTAAAATGTTTACTATTTTTTGTAAAATCATTGACAATAAGTAAAACATTTTGTAAACTATTTTTAGTGGAAGACTGATTAAGTTCAGCGCCCTATGGCTTGTGCGTGCGCAAGTGTAAGGGAACAAAACGTCTAAAAAGGGCCAGTTCGTTTGTCGAATTGGCTCTTTTTGTTTTTTTATAGAAACCGATACGAGGAAGCTATGCCTGAAAAAGAATTACTTGAGCAATTCAACGTGTCTCTTTGTGAGTTTGACTCTAGCCAGTGGTCTCGAGATGGGTTTCTAGACCCCGTTAACCGTGTGGTTTACATCAATAGGGATTTACCCACCGAAAGACGTTTAAAGGTCTTACTGCACGAATTAGGGCACCTAGAACACGACCCTAAACACTATGAGCGTCTACGGGAAAAGTATGAGGCTCAAGCGAATAGGAATATGATTCGTGGATTGCTCGAAAATGAATCCCTGGACGATTTTAACTATATCCGCTTCATGGAAAAATATAATCTCACCACTATTTGTGATGAGACTTTTGTAAAAAACGAATATTTAAAACTAAAGGAGACTGAAAAATGTTGAGTAAATGGAAAAATTTGAAGCGTTGGCAAAAATGGGTTGTTGTCATATTGGGTATGGCTGTTCTTGGTAAGTTCTTTGAAATAACTGGTATTGCTCCAGAAACGAAAACAGAACCAGTTAAGACCGTCCAAACGTCTTCTTCCAAGTCGAAAGCCAAAACTAAGGCCAAAACTAAAACCAGCAGTAGTTCAGACTTGTCTAACCCACAACGTGAGGAAAAGGCTTCAAAAGAATCAAGTTCTTCCGAAGAAAAAGAATCTAAAAGCGAAACTAAAGAATCAAGTTCTTCAGATGGGCCTAAAGATGTTACCGCTGATCAAATGGCTAGCTTTATCGAGTACTTCCAAAAAGATTTGACAGAAAAGGGTGTAGATATTAGTCAATACGGTTTTTATAATCGTGATACCATTTTGTATATGTCGGTACCTGTCGATTATAAATACTATGACAAAACCGATTTACAAAAATTCGCTGATGGCATGCTTGCCAAAGAACATGAAGCATTTAACGTTTGGGCTGCAATTAACAATGTCAATTATGAGCGCTATCCAATGTTTCACATTAAAGCGGATGATGGCAGTGCTATTGCAAGTCAAAAACTTAATGGAGAAATGAAAGTCAAGGTTAAATAAGACAATAAAAAAAGCCCTATAATCTCCCTCGCCAAAGTTAGATTATAGAGCTTATGAATCACAGAAACAAAAACTCAGGTAAAACAATGAGTCTTTTTTCTGTACCCATTTTACCAAATAATAGGAGATATGACAATGTGGGTAGAACAATTACCAAACGGAAAATATAAATATTTTGAGAGATACAAAGACACTTACACTGAGAAATGGAAACGGGTATCTGTAACACTCAATAGTGGCTCAAATCGAGCAAAGAAAGAAGCTCAACGCTTACTGGATGATAAGATAGCCCAGAAGATGGCTGACTTAAACACTACCGACGCATCATTTAACGACGTGTTGAACGAGTGGTGGGAATTTCACAAGAAAGGCATTCGAAGGACTTCGATTAGTTCCATGACCAGCAATGTCAGATATGTTGCAGAGAATTTCGCTGTAGATGTCAAAATAGCAAACATTGATACACACTATATCCAACGCTTTATCAACGATGCCGATGTTCCACGTTCAATCCTTGAGCGTATTAAATCTATATTAAACCTGACCTTCGATTACGCTTGCACCGTTGGTTATATTCCTAGCAATCCTGCAAGGCAAGCAAAACTTCCCAAGAAACAACAAACGATGGAAGATTACGACAAGATAAGGAATAAGTTTCTAGAGATAGACACTGAATTACTCCCACTTCTGGCAGAATTACGGAAGCAAAAACGCACTTATAGAAATGCCATCCTTGCTGAGTTCCTCTTTGTCAGTGGTGCTCGGATCGGTGAAGCCGTAGCCCTTGAAACGTGCAACTACAGAAAAGAGGATGGATATCTTGATATTTTTGGCACTCTAGATAGTGTTCAGGGCTATAAGAGAGCTAAAAAAGAACCGCCTAAGACCCCAGCAGGCTACCGTAGCAACAAGTTAACTAAACGTGAAATTGAATTACTAGATGAAGCTATACAGATTCGGGATCTAAACAGGTCGCTTTCAGACGATTGGGTGGCTATGGATAGGGATTATATTTTTGTGACTGACAAGGGAGTACCACTTCAGCGGAACTCGTTTAACAACTCTATTCAAGCTGCTAACAAGCGACTGGATAAACCGATTAATAAGCCGATATCATCACATATCTTCAGGCATACGCTGGTCAGTTATCTAGCTGAGAATGGCGTCCCGTTAAAGGCTATCATGGATAGAGTTGGGCATGATGACAGTGATACAACGATGAAGATTTATACTCACGTCACCAACAAAATGAAAAATAAGGTAGTTGAAATCATTGATAACTTGCCCCTTTCTTGCCCCTTAGAATAA